AGGTCGACCGCGAGGCGGTGGCAGCAAAGGTGAGCGAGCAATTCCGCGCATTCTCACAGCGAAGGAAAAACAATGGTAGACGTCGCAAGGCTGCAGGTTGAAGTCGATACCCGGCCGGTGAACAAGGCCCAGCGCGATCTGGGCAAGTTCTCGAAGGCCTCGACGACAGCTCAGCGCGCTACGGATAATTTCACCTCGACGCTCAACGCGCTCACTCGCGTGCTGGGCGCCGTAGGGCTGACCGTGGGCACGCAGCAGCTCATCGCCTTTGGCAATGCCGCCCTGCAGTCCGCTCGCTCCATCCGCGATCAGTCCCAGGCGCTTGGTGTGACCGCCGAGCAGTTCCAGCGCCTTTCCTTCGCCTTCCGGCTGGTGGGCGCGGATTCCGCGGACGTCTCGGATGCGCTGATCACGATCTCCGACCGCGCCGAGGATGCCAAGTCAGGCATGCAGTCGTTTATTGACGACTTCGCGATGGTCGGCATCGAGGTCGATGACCTGCGATCCAAGTCCCCGCAGCAGCTCTTTAACACCGTCGCCAACGCGGTGGCTGGCGCGGAAACGCAGACCCAGCAGCTCGCTGTGGCCGCGCGCATCTTTGGCGATGATCTTGCCCGGCGGCTTTTGCCGCTACTACGGCGCGGCGCTGATGGCATTGGCGCTCTAGGTACGCAGGCCAATATCGCCTCAAACGAGACTGTCGAGTCGACTGCGCGGATTGCCGAAGAAGTGGCAATCATGAGCGATCAGATTCGCAGCAGCCTCGATAATGCCTTCCTTGGATTTGCCTCGGAGAACGAGGCGGAAATCCGGCGATTGTTCGCGGCGATCCTTGAGCTCTCGGCCACGACCGTCGAGAACATCGACAATGTCGCCGGCCCGGCCGGGTACGGGCTGATCGGGCGGCTATTCTTTGGCAAGGGCTTTGGCAAGATTGGTCTGGCTCTTGGCACGACAGAGCGCATGATGAATGAGCTCGTCGAGCGCTTTGGCACCGGGCGGATCGAGGACCTGGAAAGCCAGCTCATCCCGAAAACGCAGAGCCGGATTGCCGACCTGCGCTCGGAGGTTGAGGAACTAGAGAACCTGGGCTTCGGCGATGTGCCGGCGGTCGAGCATTACCGTGAGCAGATTCAGCATCTGAGCGAGGACCTAGCGGGCTACCGCAAGGAGCTCGACCGGCTCCGCAACGGCGGTGATGCCGGGCCGTCTTTGGGCAACTCTGCCGCCGATGCCCTGCGTGATGCAGCCGAGGCCACCCGTAACGGCATTGATATGCCAGCACGGGCACAGGGCGGGTCTCAGGCCGATCTCATTACCGGCCCGCAGAACCTGCCCCATGTAAATCTCATCCAGGACATGGAGTTCTCGGGGGTTCAGGACTCGTTCTCGGGCATCGAGAAGTCCGTCCAGCAGATCACCGATGAGCTGCCGACATTCGACAAGATGATGCTCTCGATTGGCGACTCAGTGCGGGATGTTGCGGGCACTATTGAAGATGGCATCGGTAACGCGCTTGAGGACCTGATTGTTCGGGGTGAGTCCGCCTCGGATGTGTTCAAACAGCTCGCACGGGATATCAGCGCGGCCATCCTCCGGCAGCAGGTCATCGATCCATTTGCTCAGGCTGCCACAACGGCCATCACCGGCCTTTTCCCTGGCGGCGGCGCGACCGGAGGGCAGGCCGCCTCGACCTCGCAGATTCAGAACATGAGCTTCCTGCCAGGCCGAGCGAACGGTGGCAACGTCCACGATGGACGGCCCTATATGGTGGGCGAGCGCGGGCCTGAGCTCTTTGTGCCCGGCCAGGACGGCCGTATCTCACCCAACAGCGCCATGGGCGGCGGCAGCGTCACGGTCAACATCATCAACGAGGGCGGCGAGCAGCTTGAGCAAAAGCAGACTCAGCGGCGGCGCGGCCCGAATGGTGAGCAGACCATCGACGTGATGGTGAAATCGAGCATGGAGCGCCTCGACTCCCAGGGGCAGCTCGATGGCATCTTCCGCCGTCACGGCGCACGCAGACAGGGGCAGCGCTAATGCCAACATGGCCCTCCACACTCCCACAGCGCCTGCACACGAGCGGCTTTCAGATCAGTGCGCCCGACGGTGCGATCCGCAGCGAAACGAGCACAGGCAAGCCCTACCAGCGCCAGCGCTTTACCGCTGCGGTGCAGCCTTTCAGCGGGCGTATTTATGTCGACGCCTCGCAGTACGAGACGTTGATCAACTTCTGGAAGAACGCCCTCGGTCACGGTGCGCTTGAGTTCGACTGGGTTCACCCCATCACGCAGAGCCCAGCGACGGTGCGCTTTAACGCCTCCGAGCCCCCGCAGGTCAGTGCGACGAGCGGGGAGATTTTCGCCGTTCAGCTAAGTCTGGAGCTCATCCCCTGATGGCTTTATCACAGAGCGCATTGCAGGCGGTGCTGGCTTCTGCCACATCCAAAACGTTTCTAGAGTGCATCACCATCTCAAATTCGCAGATGGCGACCCTGCGACTGGTCAACGATGCAGTCAATATGACACGCGAGGACGGCCTTTATGTCGCCTTCCCGTTCACTATCAGCGCGGCCACACAAAGCCAGGACCGGCCGCCGGCGATTGATATCACCGCCGACGCGGTGGATCAGCGCATCGTCAGCGGCCTGCGCCAGCTTGCAGGCAGCCGCGAGCGGGCGGGGATTCGATATGAAATCGTGCTCTCTGATACGCCCGACCAGGTCGAGTTCGGGCCGGTGAACTTCGAGTTTGATGCCCTCTCGGGCGATTCTCTCACGCAGGTCACTTTGCGGGCATCATTTATGCGCGGTGCGCTCAACGACGCCTTCCCCGCCTTGCAGTTCACGCCAAGCAATGTCGGTTGAGCGCTACCGGCCGTTCATCGGCGTTGACTATGAGCCGCCGCATGGCTGCTTTCGTCTGGTCGCCAAGGTGTTTCGTGAGGCTTATGGCATCGATCTGGGCTATGCCGATGAGGGGCTTGAGAAAGCGCAGCACAAAGATCGCACGGCGCGCATGCAGGAGTGTCTGCGGCACATGAGCGTCGAGGTGGACTCACCAGCCGAGGGCGATGTGGTGATCATCCGCAGCCGTCCCTGGCACATGGGCGTTGTGATTGCGCCCTCGCTAATGATCCACAGCTACAACGGCGGCACCGCGTGCATCGAGGACTACACCGATGCGCGGTGGCGAAATCGCGTCCACGGATTCTTTAGGTACTGCCGATGATTACAGTCGAGGCGAGCAAGCATCCACTGCGGCCGGAATGGGTAAGCGCCGAGGTGGACGGCGGGCAGTCCATCTATGAGATTGTCGGCGGTGCACCGGTGGCCGCTTACATTAACGGCCGCGAGGTGCCCGCCGAGCTGCATCGACTCACGACGCCAAAGGATGGATCGACTCTGGTCATCTGGCCGATCCCCCAGGGCGATGACTTGGGCACCGTGCTTGGCATTGTGGTTGCAGCGGCGGCCATAGCGGTAACCGGCGGCGCCCTGGCTCCGGTGCTCGGCAGCTCCTTCGCTGCTGGCACATTTGGGGCCTACGCCGCTGGTGTGGCTGTGAGCTTTGCCGGCAGCCTGGCAGTCAATGCGCTAATCCCGCCGCAGTCGCCAACGGTGCCAGATGGAAGCGCGGAGAGCTTCAACCGGCTCGAATCCATCACGGGCACGAGCAACCGTGTCGCGGCCTTCCAGCCCATCCCGCGCCTTTACGGCACTATGCGCTACTTCCCGGCGATCCCGATGACGGCTCGGCCGTTCACCGAGGTGCTCGGGAGCGATCAGTATTTCCGCATGCTGCTGTGCCTGGGATATGGCCCGCTTGAGATCGGCGGCAAGCGCGTCGGGCCGGGTTATCCAGTCATTGATGAGAACACAACTCTAAACGGCACGCCGATCCGGATTGGCGAGACAGATATCGGTCAATTCGATGATGTCGAGTTTGAGATCGGCACGCCCGATCAGATGACGCTTTACAGCGATCAGGTCATCGAGACCAACCCCGCATTCACGACTGGATTCAAGGAGGCCAGCGAGCTCACCGCCGACCCGTCCTCAATAGAGCTAGACGGCTTCTCGATTAGCTTCAGCAATTACCTCAAGGAGGAGGACTTATCGGCTGTCAGAACGACCGAGCCGAATGCCAATGAGATCAGCATTCAAATCTCCGGCCAGCTCTTCTCTGTCAACGATGATGCCAAGACCCGCGGTGGCGCGGTCTCATTCAAAATCGAGTACCGGGAGGTCGGGCAGAGCGATTGGGTTGTCGAGAACTCGCAGTTCAAGGTTCAGTCGAGCAAAAAGGAGACCGTGCGGGTTGGCTACAGATGGCGTGTGCCGACCGGTCAGTACGAGGTTCGTCTTACCCGGTTTTTGACTGAGCATCAGGCCAATACGGCCATCTCAAACAACCTCACATGGAATGCGCTGAGGACAATTCGCAGCGTGCGCGCCTTTGACGAGGATGGAACCATCGTCTTGTCGCTGCGCATCAAGGCGACTGACCAGCTCAACGGGCGCATCGAGGACCTGTCAGTACTGGCGACCTCCGTGCTCAAGGCATGGGACGGCCAGCGCTGGGTCGATCGGGCGACCAGTAACCCCGCCTGGGCCTATGCCGACATTTGGAGCGGAACGGCCAACCGCCGGCCGATTGAGCGCGAGCGGCTTGATACCAAGGCACTGAGCGATTGGGCGCGATTTTGCGATGACGAGGGCTTCCGCTACAACGGCGTTTTTGATAGCGAGGGCACAACGCTAGACCGCGCGGCGGAAGTCGCCGGCGCGGGCCTTGCCACCTGGGCATTCAACCCCGATGGCACGATCTCGGTGGTGCGGGAGATCGAGCAGAGCGTGCCGCGCATGGTCATCTCGCCGCGCAACAGCTCGGACTTTAGCTTTGAGATCAGCGCCGTCGAGGTCCCAGACGCGCTTCGAGTGCGCTTTATCGACCCGGTGACATACGAGAACACCGAGCGGCTGGTGTTCGATAGCGGCTTCAACGAGTACACCGCCCGGAAGTATGAGACGCTTGAAGCTAAGGGCGTCAGCAACGGCGATCAGGCCTGGAAGTTTGGCCGCTTCCATCTCGCGCAGCAGCGACTCCGGCCCGAGCGGTTTACTTTCAAGCAGGACGTCCAGCATCTGCGCTATCGGCGCGGCGATCTGCTCACGCTCCAGCATGACGTCATCCTGGTTGGCCTTGATGCCGGGCGCGTCAAGAGCGTCA